GTTGGGGGCAGTCTATTTCAATACAGGGCGCAGCAAGATTAAAAGTAAGGAATAGCAAACTCATTTCTCATCTTAACTATGATTGCGCAGCGGGTCGGGCAGGATATAATTATGTTATCCGAGGCGATTATTCGCTTGACATGGAAGATTCTGAGATTATTACTTTAAATTGGGATGGTCATACAGTACATTATTTAGTGACCATATCTGCAAGTCTTGTCTTCAATATCAGGTTGAAAAATGTTAAACTAACGAATGTTTCAAATAACGGATATTGTTTTACGCTGATCGGCAGTTTCACAACTCAAAAGGCTTGTCTTGAAAATGTAACAGTTGAATCACCAAATCCTATTTGTGAACAAATGACAGAATGGAATATATTAACAGCTAATTGTCCCAATTAATGGAAGAAAAGGCCAATATATTTAGCTTTATAAAAAATGCCAAAGAACTTTTCTGGTTGGGTACTTCCATTTTGACCATTGGAACACTTATTGCTACCACGGCAGTTAACAAATATAAATCGGGTGAGGCCAATAAGGCAGTGATTGATACTTTGGCAAAACAGAGTATTCAGAATAAGGCAATACTGGTTTGGATGAAAGGTATTGACGGCAAGATTAAAGGGGTGACGGATGAAAATACCATTACCAAGGCAAATGTTACTACCTTACAGGGGTCATATTTCGTTCTCGACCGGAGTTATGTTCGCACTCTGGAAAAGACACTTAAGGCCAATGAGGAACTTAGTAAATACAAGGATGAAAAAATTGAGGCTTTACAGGAGGCTTTAAAAAAAAACAATTGACGAATAGCATTTTCAAACGGCAATACAATATAATTATAACACCCTTTAAAAATATTAAATGATGGAAAAAGTATTTGACCCCCAATTTTGGGTAATTATGATAATCTTAAGCCCTATACTTTTTTTTGGAGGGAGATGGTTAAAAAAAGTAATGTCAGATACTATCATACACTCTGTGTCTGGGGTAGTGGAGGAACAATGGGGGCAGATGTTTAAAAAGCTGGACGAGTATAAGTGTATTGTTGAAGGGCTTGGCACAGATATTGAACAGCTTAAAAAGGATTGTAAGGAGTTGGGTAAAAAGGCAACACTTAACCGCAAGGATATTGATGCAATACTTTTAAAAGTACAGGGCCTTAAATAGTTAACTTAAATTTAGTATGATGAAAAGAGAAATTAAAAAATTTGTATTGTTACTTTTTGCGGTGGCAATACTCTTTACCCCGGTAATTTTAGCACAGGACACAAGCCCCCCGGCTGAGCCACCCACAAGTTGGGCTGATGTAATTATCAACCCTAATAAATGGCTTGCAGACTTCGGCGCATTTACCCTGCTTATTGCCTTTGTAGCGACCTTTGTAAACGGTGTACTTAAGATAGTCAAGCGTTGGCCACGTCAGCTTGTGGCTTGGGGCGTGGCTATTGTGGTACTGGTTGTAACCGATCTACTCAATATTGGATATGCAGCTAAATTCCCTATTCTATTAGCCTGTATACACGGGTTTGCAGCGGGATTAGCAGCAAATGGGGCATACAATATTCCTTGGATAAAAGGGGCGCTTGATTGGATTGAGACACTATTCAATCCCAAGGTGGCTGAACAAAAAGCGGAAGTAATGAAATGATTTTCGAAGAACTTATAAAACAAAATAGCGCCACGTTTATTGCCAAGGTGAGAAGCGTGGCCTCTTTTTTGGGTGTACGGCCTGAATGGTTAATGTTTTTGATGTGGTTTGAAACCGGTCATACTTTGGATAGTACGGCCCGGAATAAAATCACCGGGGCCACCGGCCTTATTCAGTTCATGCCATCAACAGCCCGTTTTCTCGGAACTACCTGTGAACAGTTGGCAGCCATGAGTAACGTCAGTCAGATGGATTATGTTAAAAAACATCTTGGCCTTTTCAAAGGCCGGTACAAGGATTGGTTGGATTTATACTGTGGTATTTTCTGGCCGGCTGCGGTGGGTAAGCCTGATACATATAGAATTACCCCTGATATTGTTGCAAAGCAAAATCCGCTTTTTGATATTGATAAGGACGGGGATATTGAAAAGGCAGAAATAAGGGCTGCGCTTCTTAAGCAAATACCCAAACAACATCAACAGTATTTTACTTAAAATATAATGAAAATTCTAAGAATTATCAGTTTGCTTCTGATAGTAGTTTCGCTTTCGGGATGCTTAATGACTAAGAAAGGTTGGGAACGAAAATATCCTGTTATTGCCTCCCGGGATAGTATCGTTATTGAGACCCGGAGGGATTCAATAGTCTATAAAGATACAACCGTTTTTGTCATCATCCCGGGCGAAACTTTACATGATTCAATTCTCATCCCGGCGCAGCCCGGGCAAATACTTTCAGATACCCTTAAACTTGAAACCAGTTATGCGCTTGCTGTGGCTTATTATAAATCGCCCCGGGTACATCTATCCTTATTCCAGAATGGGATTGATCTCAATATAAAACTTGATAGCGCACTCTTGGAAAAGTATTACTGGAAGGATAAGTACATCAACGTTCTTAATCAGAAAGTAACCCGGGAAAAGTATATCCCCGGGGTTTATCGTGGTGCGTTGTGGGCCTGGGTGGGGGTAATATTTGTTCTTTTAATACTTATTGCCCTTAAGCTATTGAAGTACATTTAACTCTTTTCAGTCTTATTCATTGACCTTATCTGACGTATTCTTGCAGCCCGGTATTTCTCATCATTAACTTCTTTGTGCTTCCGGGACTTATCAAGGAACCAGTATAGGAATACTACCACAACGATAATTAAGATAATCATAGTTCTATGTTTTTTTGGTAAGCGTTACGGGTGCGGTCAACTTTAGTATCATGCCTTCGTTCATTATCAGCAAGTTTCATAAAATACGTATCCCGGGCTTCCTGATCAGGAATGTTCTGATTAACAAAAATGGTTATCTTCTCATTAATCCTTACCGGTTTCTTACTCTGTTCCCTTTTTAGGGATTCAGCGTGTAGTGTTGCGAGGGTCTTGTGCTTCATAGTTAAAATATTGGGTCGTGATGAACTGGTTTACCGAAATCTTTTTTACTCTTTTCTTTATGCCGTATTGAATATGGCAAGAACTCCCCATACTCCTGTATAAGCCGGTATTTGTGCATATTTGTAAACTCTGTTTGTGTGGAATAATCCTTGCAGAATATATTCCAGTGTGAACCCCGGCTAATACCTTTATTTGCAACACTGGCTTTAGTCCAATCTTTAACCCCGGCCTTGGCGTTATCAAGCATTTCCTTAATCTGACTAACAGTTAAGGTTTCCGCTAATTCTTTTGCCTGTATTCTATTCATGGCTTAACGGGTTCAAGATAATATTCAGCTACCCTTTTCCCCGAAAGTGTCTTTAACGTCCGGGCCTTAATTGGTATTTGCCTCTGGCGTAGGTCAAATATGCGCCCAGATAGGCGTAAGCATCCAAAGAGCCGTAGGGCTTCCAAACTTGTGATCGTCTTGCCTTGCCTCAAATAAAGAAGAATCTGGGCATTTTGGCTGTCGTTTGATTCATTCATGATTTTATTTTTAGTTTATACTCCTTTAAAGCTTCATAAATATCTTTCAGATCGGTATATGAAAGGTGTACTTCTTCCCGGGCCATTTGTATAATCATATCAACTTTCTCCTGACCTATGAATTCAATCATTTTCCGGGTAAAAAGTTCCTGATCATCCTTCCCGTTACATTCCCAACATTGACCATAGGCATTTTCAAAACTCCACCGGGTTCTCATGTGTCTGCGCTTCTGGAAATGTCCGCACGTAACAAGTGAATAATTACCCTTAAATGGTTTCCCGCACGTAATACAACGCCCGTTCATATCATTAAGCCGGATGCATTGACTAAATAGATCATCACACTTTTTTATCAGGGCCTTTACTTGACTCATTATTTTCTGTTAAAGGGTAACTACCAAAACTTGTATGCATGGCCCCGCATCCCGGGCAAATCTTTCCGCCCCCGGCAAGGCTCCATACATATACTTTTACTGATATATTACAGAAAGGACAAATCAATGTAAAATGAGCCCTTCCGAACTCTGCTACATAACCTAATGCCGTATATTGTTTACCGGCATTATAATTGTACTTCTGTTTCTTCTTTCCCTTACTATTATCTATTTCACTCATAACAACCAGAATTTATACCAACTATTAACCTCTCCAAATAATAAATTTAACGTCTTTCTTTTCCGGGCCTTACGTTTTTCGTAATCCTCATAAAGCTTCCTGATGAACTTTTCTTCATTAGTTTCCATATTACTGACTTAAGAATTGTTCAAAAATGAAGTCCGTACCGAAGCCGTGATCAACTTCTATCATACATTCCTGTTCTCCATGAAGGGTATGATATTCAATTGCCCCGGTAAGCTTTCCATTACCTTTAAAAAGTGAGCTTCTTACGGGCTTATTTAAATCCCAGGTTCCCCCGGTTTCTGTCTTGATTACCTTTGTTTCCATGTGTCGCTTTTTACTTGGTTTGTAACCTAAAGTTAGTAAACCAGTCTTCATTATCCAAATAAATAGTAATATAATTCAGATACTTAACGGTAATTTATTAAGCATTTTCAGCAATTTTGAATGTCTTTGCCCGAAAAATGGGGTTGATACTATGAGTTTATTTGCTGCCTCAATGGTGTAACTTACCCGGCCCGGGGCGTAACCTGTCAATCGTGAAATATCGGCGTTGGTGGCCCCGTAAGAAGATAATGTAAGGCAATAAAGCTGCCGGGCTTCCGGGAGGCTCCCGTATTTGAAGTTTGAGTTGAATTCATCCGGGGAAATACCATATTCATCAGAGATCATTTTTACAACTGCTTCTACCGGGAAGGCATCGATATTAAACTTTTTTCTTTCCATGAACTTTATTATATGTTTTTGCTAATCTGACGTAAATATCACCGGCATAAGTTGTGTCTTTATAACCTAATTTCTCCCGGGCTAATTCTACTACAATACGGCCCTCTTTACTTTTATAGTCCTTAAACCCTGTACCCTTTTTGAATGCAACTCCGCAAATCCGCTTGAATTTAACAACGAATTGTTCTTGTGATTCACACCGCATTACGTCAAGTTCAGGATGATCTTTAAAAAACTTCCGGGCCACAACTTTCAAAACATCATTTATGGCCTGATTCATTCCGTCCTCTTTTTTGAACTTATCACGAAGTTCCATGCGTAACTTAATAGCATTGACTCCCGGCTCCAAGCAGAGAATCCTTAATTGAAGTTTGAGCCTTTTGTTTTCTTCTGCGACCTTTTGAAAAACGGCCCTTGATACATGAGTTTTCATCTTCTTCATATTTTTTACACGCATCCCAACCTATCCTATGATCGGAAGCCCGGCCCCCGGTGCATTGCCGGAAGCCACATTTATAATATCTATTTGCAAATTGTTTTGCGAACAGGAAAGTACAGGTCTTACATTTCTTCTCCCCGGGAAGCTTACCGTATAACATAACCATTGGGTTACTATTACCCTGCTTTGTTATCCGGGCCAGTTCAGCATCATCATAGAGTGAGTTAATTTGCTTCTGACAATGGCAGCGTTTCGGGGGGTCACTCTTTAGAATAATCCCGGTATCAAAACAGTCGGTACATCTGATCTTTTTCATAATCCTGAATCTGCATCTGAATAACAAATATCCGGGCCGTGACCTGTTGGGTCATTATCCCCGCCGTTATTGTGGAAGTTGAAGTTTGCCTGAATCTCTTTCTTTTGCTTACAATCCGGGCAAGGCTGGTCAGGGTATGAATCAGGTATTATCCCGGTGTCGTAACAGGTCTTGCATTTGAATTTGTCGGCCCAGCTTTCCATTATGCAAGCTTTTGAATTAACCTCTGTTCAAGCCTTTTCATCTTATAGTCAACCCGTTCATTAATTTTGTCGGCGGGAAATATGCGTTGAGCCTGACAGATCATAATTTTTACGTCTGCAATTTCATCAATTATATTCCGTTCCTTTTCTTCTTCGTCACCCCTTGCCCGGGATAACTTTTGAAGGGCCAGCGCAAGTTCAATACATTCCTCTTTTAACATTTCAATCTGTACAACCGTACCCCATGTATTAATTGCTTTTTGAAGAATATCTTCATCAATAAAGCCGGAAGGATTATTTTCACTCATGATCTCCCCCTGTTAATGCCAGTTTATTCTTCTCCATAAACTTCCGTATATCCCAAGAGTTAACCGGGGAAACTTGCAGGGTTCCGGCCCAATGCCGGGCAATTTCTTCCGTTACCGGGTTAATGGCATATATTGAACCACTACCCAAGAACCTTGTAAATGCGGGTTGCTCACTTGTTTCCGGGACGTCAACCCGTAACATATTGGCCCCGGCGATATTCTGTTCAGAACATTTCCCGGCAATTTGGTTATGACCGAACAGTTCTACAATCGCCCACGTTTCAAATTTCTCTGATGTATCCATTAGTCAGGTAATTTAACTTTGTCAGGATTATTTTTCTGCCATGCCTTGAATTCAACCATTCTATTAGTTATACCCTTAAGATGGTCGGGGTTACAAAGGTTGTGAGCGCATTGTGTATGATATAATTGTAGGGCCTTCCACGACAATAAGTCCTTTACCGTTAATACGAATATCGGTGTGCCGTTGGCTTCCGATTCTTCAATGATTTTTTTGTCTTTTGTTGTCATAAGATTAATTATTTTTTGTTTGCAAATTCAATATACCAATAATTAATTTGCTGTTGAATCTTATTCATTAGTTCTCTGGTAAGCTTACCATTCGAAAACTTATCATGTTCATGAAATTCAGTTGACGGGAACACGATTGTAAACTCAAAGCTTGAACCCTCTTTATCCCATCCCCCTAGTGTTGATGAGTTTTCGCTTTGCTTAATACCGTATTTCAAATATGGGTTTTTAACCTCTTCAAGTGCAATGGCATCAACCTGTAAACTATCCCATGTATCTGCGGAATAAATTGCAGTCGCATGTTTTTCCTGAAAAAACTCAACTGCTTCTTTTTTTAATCTATACATTTTCATAATCTTGCGGTAATAAGTTTCCAATATTCAATGGTTTTAGGCCCCGTCCCGTTCCAATCCCGGGAAGCTTTTTCGTAAGTTTTTCCCCGGGCATAATAAAGAAACATTTCCCGGGAAAGATCATAGTCGTAAAAGTCTGTTAGGACAAATTTTGTCCCCAACCTTATGTTATAATCATCAACTCTGATCTGCCTGATCTGGAACCAACCAACGGCGTTCTCAACTTCATTATACAGACGTTCCCCGCTTCTTACCTCAACCCATGTGAGGGCTTTTATCAGGGGATCGTAATAATTTATTGGGGCCTCTCTTACAATATTTACTTCCGCAAACCCGGGGGCCGGAAGAATCCTTGTAAAGCTTAAAAGTAGGATTATTAGAATCATTTTCTTCATCATATAAAAGTTAGTTAATACTAAAGAGGGGGAATTTCACCCCCTTAGTTTACATCTCAATTATGACCAGTTCCGGCGCAACTTCCTGTATAGCCTTTATCTGTGCATCAATTATTTTGTCCGTGAATTCATCTATATAGTCATTCGCTTCAGGGGAAACTAAAGTACAGGCCAGACTATCCGGGTTTATACTTATCTCAACATTTATGGTTTCCTTCTTCTGTCCCTTGAAAATAGGTATCACAAGTACGAAAGAATCCGGTAAGTTGGTTTCAACTACCTGTGATTTCTTTATAGCATAGTTGGCCCGGTCATCCTTAAAAGCCTCACAATCCTTGGCAACTTTAGCTGTAAACTTTCTTAGATCAGTTACAAGCTTCATTGCGGTACTTTTATCTTTGAATGATGAACGATTCATTTTGATAAATTCCGCAAGTTCATGTGAGGTCTGCTGTTCCCCGGTATTAATCCCCCACTTTGTAAAGTCCGGGTGAAATTCTAATTGCCCGGAAATAAAATCTTTCGTTGGGCTTTTCTCATCTATAACAAGGCATATTACCCGGTTTTCCCGGTTAACCGTAACGTGGGCATCAAGAACCTTTATTTCCCCTACTCTCTTTTCCAACCATTTGAGGGGGCTATCAATGTTACCGCCAATCAATACTTTAACTGGCTCAACAGGCTTGGTTGCCTGTCCTTCCCTGATGATGAGAGTATTGCCATCAAGGGTGATGTTTGAAAGGTGAATTTCATTCTTCATTTGCTTCTGATTTTAGTCGTTTGTACCTTCTCTTTTTACAGAGAATATTGTTTTCTGCGCTTCCCCGGGCAGTAACGGGCGTTGATAGACAAGTTCCCCATCAGCGTTATAATATCCGGCCTCTTGACCTTCAATAAACTTGTAACATTTCTCATTGAGAAACTTAGCTTTGTTTTTGATGTTGGTAAGAAGTTCCTTTGTTTCCTCTTTCAACGGCTTCATTTTGGCCTTGTATTCATCCTTGATTTTATCCAGTTCACCATCAAGAATGTCATACTCAATCATTGTGGTTGAAAGATCGTCCTTAAATACAATGATCTCTTCCGGTTTGAAGGGCTTGGTATAACCCAAATCCTCAACCGCATCGGCAGAATTCTCCAAATATTCCTTCCTTTCTTTAGCCTGAAGGTGGGGCATTAGCTGTTTTTCCATAGTTTTTAAATTAATTATTTTGATTCTACAACTGTAAGATTGAACATTTTAACATCATCAACGTGTACCCAAACGGCCTTCTCTCTTGTAGGGAACTTGACCTGGGAGTATTGTTTTGAGAATATTTTACCCGCCATTGCATCACCCCCTAATTCATTAACCTTCTTTATCATATCCTCAAATGTCAATACCTTTATTCTTCTATCCCATGATAAGAATTGTGCTATTGTTGGGGCCGGGTAAACGCAATTACATATTACAAAGTCAACTGAATCCCTTAACCGGCTATCTGAAAAATTATTCATTTTTAACATTTCTCCAAATACCTCAAAGAACCCCGGGGTTAACACCGGAAATGCTTTCTGTATTCTTACCGAACATTCTAATAAAGCCCGGGGCGTAAGTTCTCCTGAATATAGTGATACCTCATTTTCCGGCATCATTCTTGAAAAACTCTGTGCCGAAAGATTTTGCAAGACTTCCAACGAGTTGCTCATTAGTTGTTCCAGTTTTTTTGGCTCCATTTATTATCTTTTTTTCGAATACGGTAAAGTACATTATCTGTTCACTATTTTTCTTCCGCAGTTTTAGAACTGAAAGGAAGTTAGTTTTCCAAAAGTTATCGGCCCGGGTGTGGGCTATGATAGCTTTTATATATTCAGGTTGGTGTCCATCAATACGCATTAACTTATCAAGGGTATCACACCAATCTCTTTTCTGCCTATCTGTTTTTGGACGGGTATTTTCATCAAAGAAAGGTACAACTTCATTATAAAGATTTTCAACCTCTTCATTAATTACATTATCAATTTTATTTACATTTCTATTTACATCTTCCGTAAGGGAGGTCACTTGACCATCCATATGACCATTAACTTCTTCTTCTTTTGAATATTGATTTTTACCGGAAAGGTTGTTTTTACGGGAGTCTATGAAGGTTTTGCGCTTATTCATTTCCAAATCCAAGCGTTCATTATAAAATAATCCCTGATCATCTACCGTAAATTTATCCTTTAGTTGACCCCATAGTTGACCTACCGTTCGACCTACCATATCAGTGGTCATATGACCTCTATTAAACTGTAAAACCAATAATTCAATGTATGCGCCTTTCTCTTCAAAGGACATACCCATTGTTCCCCCCATGAAATCATTGGGGTAAAATAAGAAAGCAGGGTCTTTACTCATAGCCATCTGGAAATTCATGTGTTAATACAAATTCTGATATTTCTTCATGACAATCAACGCATGACGTAGTTAATAATTCATCAGGATATTCCCAAGGTTTCATAAATAGTAAATAGAATATATGATGTACCTGTAATTGCTTAGTCTTACTTTCACAAAAGGTACAAGTCCAGTTATCCCTATTAAAAATTTCAAGCCTTTTTCTTTGCCAACGGGGGTCTTTTAGTAATTCTGAATACTTACCCATTACGTATAGTATTAAAAAAGCCGAGCCCCGGCGATATTTTGAGTGGAAAAGCGACTAACCAAGACAAAGATTCTATCGGGGCTGGCTCAAATGTGAATTTCTTTTTTTCCATAATCCTTATCTTTTAGTCGCTTCATTACAAAAGTAAGAAACTAATCTTCCGTCTGCAACTTTATTTTACAAGGAACTTTCTGATGCCGGGCTTTTCCTCTGTGAAGTGTTCGTAAAGATCAGGGTTTGCAACCTTAAACGCATCCTTATTAAATGAGTGAATAGGTGCGGTTGTACGCCATGTGAAAAGTGGCTTGGTTCCTTCAAGTACAACTTCCGTGTCACGCATTGCGAACTTTACCCGGTCTGATAATTCCGTTTCCCGGGTTTCCAGTTCTTTGATCTTCTCCTTTACCGTTTTTAGTTCATTATGAACGGAGATCATTTCCGGCCCGGCGTCCATCTTGGAACCTTCGATATGCCGGGTGAACATTCGGTTGATATCATCAACGTTCATTGGCGGTGGGGGCACATCAGGAAGTATGTATGATTCCCAAAACTCCCTTACGTGCTCAATCATGTAATTGAAGAATTCCGGGTCATACTCATATTCCTTGTATTTGAAATCAAGGCCCTTTTCCAACCATGCAACGGCTCCATAACTTAGATCAGAAATACCAAGGTACCATTGTAATTGTGCGAACCATGTTTCGGGTACATCATCAATCATCTGTTGGGTTGTCTTGCATTCAAGAACGCCCTTGCCGATAGTTGAATTACGGATATACAGACGGTCCCGGTAACCAATCGCGAACTCATACTTTGGATGAATTACTAATTTCTGGTTGGCCGAAGATTTTATTACCCGGTATTTGGTTTCCTCCTGAAAGTATTCTACCACGGCCGGTTCAAGACGGTTACCGGCAACGGTATATTTGTTTCCCTTAAATGATTCTTCCCGGCCTGTTTTAATAAGCCATATTTTGTAAGGGGAAGAATATTTATCAAGTCCGAGAATAGCTGATACTTCTGACCCGCCAATTCCCCGCTTGTGTGCTTTGTGAATTTCAGTCTGTGTTGCCATATTACTTGGGCTCCATTCTTAGTTTATTATCCTGAGAATCCTGCCTTTTTTTATTGGCCTTCTCAATAGCAGACTTAACCTTGTCTTTTGTCTCTTTGGCAATTCCATTAGTAGCGTTTCTGCCGAATGCCTCTGCTACAGTTGTATCACCGTCCTTAAGGGCTTGACCCAATCCAACTAACGTCAGCATTTGGGGTTCACGTATTTGATTAACCGTTTCCAGTTCCAAAAGGGCCAGTATTTCAGTTTCAGTTACATTGTAGGTATTCAGGAACCCGTCAAGAATTTCCTTACGCCTCTGTAAAAGCTTCTGCTCAATGGAAAGATCGCCGGTAATAGCTTTCTGTGCAGCCTTGTAAACTTGATCAGTAATTGTTACCGGGATAACTTGCATGATTGCGTTCCGGGAAGCGATAGCAAGGGCAGCGTTACACGTTACCACTATCATATCATCCTCAAACCGCTCACCGTTCTTTTTGGTGATACGCCGTTTGACCTCTGTACGGATAGCATAGTTCTTTTCAAGGTCATGGGCGATTGCCTGGGCCGTAATCATTACGTCACCAATTTCAACAATCTTTGCATCAACACGAAGGTTGCCATATTCTGATGCAAGATACCGGGCAAGATGAACTGATGGGCCTGTTATTTCCTTCCCGGCCCGGGGCAGAGAATAAACACAGGTCTGTGCCAGTTCCTTGTCTTTTGATATTACCGCAATTACCGTTTGCATTGCACGCATGGCGTTCCGGGGGAACCGGTGAGCCGTGGCGATCTGAATGTCAATTTCGCCTCTGGTCTGCGCCTCAATTACTGATACCGATTCTACTATCGGCACTACTTCAAGTTCTTCATTTTTTGTCATGCTTCTGATTTTAAAGTTAATATTAACGAATTGAAAGTATTTTTAAGTTATCAATAGTGGGAGTACTTACCCAACCCGATTGCAAGTATCTTAATATTCGTTCCTCTGTTATCTCATTATTAGGTAATGATATAGTTTCCCGTTCATAATATTGACGCGGAGAACCATCATTAAATAACATACCGTAACTTATTGTTACTCTTTTATAAGGCTCTGAAATAGCAGACCATCCGGCCTCAGTTATCATGTTTTTACTTCTCATGTTTTTGGTGTGTTAATGGAATCCTTCGTATTATTATGTTCCCGTGTTGGAAGATATTCTGTTGTAGTATCACATACCGGATTGAACCGTATATGTGAAATAGCCCCTCTGACTTTAATAGCCCGGTTAGTGTAGTATAGCCCTCAAATTCCTTTCCTTCGGGCCTCAATTTCTCTTTCAAAAATAGATGATTCTGTGCCATGTATAATGCTTATTAAGTGTAAGTTACGTAATTTTATTTGATTTCGTTAAGGTTTTCAATTCTTTATTGCTTAATTTATCAACATCCGTTACGGGCCGAAGCTTCCGGGCCTTATTCTGTTCATCCTTTACATTTAGATCAGCGCAAAGAATTGCGTCTGCATAAGTCCAACAAAGTCTTCCGCAAAAGGGACATGGCCATTGGGGTGAGGGCTTGCGTTTCATCAGGCATCAATGTTTACCTTAGGGAAACCCATTTGTACTGCAACTTCTACCGGGAAGAAACAGGCCCGTTTGCTTATTACCTCTTTGGCCATTTCCGGGTCAAATACCCGATTAATAAAATCTTCCGTAACGCCCCATTTATTACCTGATCGGTAAGGGTTATTGTGATCATCTGTCTTGGCCTCAACTACTCCAATAAGGAGAATTCCCTGTTTCATTATTCCCTGACATTCCTCACAAGGCTTTTTCATATAGCCGACTACCTGACCATGCAGGGCTTCTACTTTCTTAGCGTTCCCCGGGGAAAGCCGGGTATTTATTATTATATCACCATCCTGAACGGCGCCACATAAAGGGCAAGCTTCTTTAGTAAGTGCTACTCCAATTACATTTTCATTTTTCATTTTATCGCTTTTAATTATTAATCCAGTTCCTTTACAAGTGGGGCATGGGATAACTTCGCCGTTACGTTCTATTAACCCTTCCCCCTTACAATCGGGGCAATTTACTATACCCTCATTGTCTATCACTTAATTTGATTCTTTTAGAAATTGCTATTTTAACCTTTTCTGCAACTGAAAGTACCCCGGCTTCCTGATTACATTTCTCATGGGCCAGTACTTCATTTGCCAGAGTGTTACTTCCCCCGGAAACTAATGACTGTAAATGTTCAAGTGTAATATCATCACCAAGGGGAAGCCCACAATAGAAACAGTCTGACCCATCCCTATCAAGAAGCTTTGCTTTCTCTTTCCTATAGCCCGGCTGACGCCCGGTATTAACCGGCCTTCCATCCCATTTCGTCCGTCTGAGAAAACAGGTGATGGCGTTGAGTGTATACCGGTTTGAGGTTTTACCCGAAGTATAAACTACTCCAACTTCCCGGCCCCGGAAGCGGAGTAATTCATATTCGTTTGTTTTTGGTAAAATCTCGGCCCCTTGTAATAATAGCCAAGCCTTGAAGTTTTCTATATTTAAGCCGGTCATAAGCTGTATGCGTTTTTCAGTTTCATGTAGGAAATGAATTCATCGATTATGGCGTTCTGGAAGCCCCTTGTTTCATCCTCAACGCCGTGTTTGATGTGTACGTATTCCTCAATCATTACTCTGGTCACAAACTGCTTCCCTTGCGTGAACGCCTGGGCCGAAATAAGAATCTCTTTGTCATCGGTAATACTTCCCATAACTTCCTTATTATCGAACTCAACAATAATTATTTCATAGGGAATCTTGAACCCGCATTCTGTGAAAAACTTATCTACATCGAAGAGTATTTCACCTTCGAGAATACCCGGGTCAACTTTGTGGTAAAGTGCCCCCCGGGAAGTTACTGTAAACTGCTTATTTTTGACCTCATCACCGAATAGACCTATTAAGGCCCCGTAAAGCCGGGAAGGAAGAAATAGTGTTTTGGGCCTATCTTCATCCTTGACATACCCTCCCAGGTTTTTCGGGACAATAGAATTTCCCTTTATGCTTTCAGCCCAAGCTTGCTTATTGATCTTATCGGAAAGGTTTACCCAAGAGGTATCAATCAGGTTTTCTACCTTTTTGTCCTTCTGAATTTCATTTAACAGGGTGCGGATAATTACCGGGTTGTCACAGGCGAAAAGTATCTTCCACATTTCTTCCGGTAGTTCCCAGTTGTATTTTATCAGCCGGTTTTCATCCAGTTCAACATCATTCAGATCATAGTCGAAAATACTCTGATCTTGTGTATCAAAGCATCTTATCCCTTTGTAATAAATACATGCTGTACTGTTATGCTTCCGGTAAATCTTCCCGGCCTCACATTCAAAAAGAACCTCATTTCCAATCGCGAAATAATCCTGTACGTTGAACATGAAGTCTTCCACTTCCTTTGTGGCCTCAATAGCAATATGGGTTTCATTTTCCCATCCCCGGGGTTCGTTTGTTATAAAGTCAAAGTTGATAAGTCCTTCATCAACGGCGTTACTATACAGTTCCCGGATTGCCTGCCAGATACTCCATTCATGCCCGAACTCTGTGGTTATGGAAGTTTCCTGTCCGTTAACCGTTATCACATCAAACTGCTGATTACGGAATTCCTTGTGTACAAGTCCAAGAATTATTTCATCGTTCCCGGAAAAGATTCTGACCCCGCAACCCATACGAAGGAAGTACGCAAGGGCGTATTTATTCCCGGAACCGAACTTTCCGATTTTGGATTTGTCACCCCGTTTTGTTGAGGCCCCGAGAAGGGTTAGGGCTTCTACCTCAAGTGTGCCTTTGTTGGCAATCAATAAGTATTTCATAGTCGTTTTTTTAGTTATTATTTATCAATTAGTTTAAACCATTTCTTTGCCGTCTGGAAAGCTAATAGTCTAAGATTAGATTTCTCTGAATTGTCATTCATGAACTCATTTGGATTATTCCAAAAGTCTTTATTCCACTCTGAAAGTTTACGGGTATAACACCCCATTTTTATGTACTTCGTACCGTCCTCTGAAATAAACGGAATAACGATATATTTATAAAGCCCTGTAAAAATAACCGCCCTCTTAATTTTTATTTTATTATAGTCTGCGCCTGTAAGGTATGCGCCTGTAAGGTCTGCGCCTATAAGGTCTGCGCCTATAAGGTATGCGCCTCTAAGGTCTGCGCCTCTAAGGTATGCGCCTATAAGGTATGCGCCTCTAAGGTCTGCGCCTCTAAGGTATGCGCCTGTAAGGTCTGCGCCTCTAAGGTCTGCGCCTATAAGGTATGCGCCTCTAAGGTCTGCGCCTGTAAGGTATGCGCCTGTAAGGTCTGCGCCTATAAGGTCTGCGCCTCTAAGGTCTGCGCCTCTAAGGTCTGCGCCTGTAAGGTCTGCGCCTGACTTAACTGCGGTAATAACGGTTTCTTTAATAGAGTTATCTTCTTTTTCTAACTCAAAAATAATTTTTCCTAAGATCGTTTTAATAGTAATTTTAGTTTTCATGATTAATTATGTATAATTTGAAATCCGAATATCATTCTGTCCCCCGGGGTAAGATATGCAAACCTTATTACCGGGAGTTTTACTAACTGGATTACTCCATATTTGGGTTCATTAATCTGTACTGAAAGGATGCCTTTCTTAACTGATACCTTGGCGTATAGTAGTTTATAGTTTGGCATTTCTGTTACCGTTAATAACTAATTCAATTTCTCTTTCAATATATTCAGGAAGCCTTATTTCCCTTATAGCTTCCTTTATTACTGCATTATCAAAAATCGCTGAAAGATTGACATTTATATGAACGCCGTCACTTCTCTCAACTTTAATATTAACATTATTTAACAGTTTAAACCACGGGTCTGGCTTATCTTGCTCCCCATAAATAATCATGTGAAGATTAGCAATATCGTTATCAAGCTTTTGCCCGGCGATCTGCTTAATCTTTTCTTCTAATGTTGGTAATTCAATTTCTTTCATTTTGCTTCTGATTTATAGTTAGTCATCAATATCACAGTCTTCAGGAACTTCCTTTTCTATCTTCCCGCTTACCCTTTCGGCGCACAATTCGAACTGATCATTAATAAAGTTCCTTACGTTTTCCTTGTGTTCGTCATCATCATCAGGCCCGAAGGCCGGGGTGATATCGTCAATCTCCGGGTAATCTACTCCGGCATCAAATCCACGTTGGCCCCAAAACTCATAGGAGCCGATACCGTCATTTTCCCAATGGTAAGATACCGTTACGTCAATTTCTCCGAAGTCGGTATCTAATACTGTATCAATAGTTAGGTTTTTCATATACACCATTTTACTGCTGAATCATGATTACTTTCTGAAACATCATCAAGGTATTCCCCTAACTCATTGGCATCATTAGAATTCATCTGCCCCCGGATAACCTTAAACTGAACGGGCTGATTATCAACGGTAAGACAAACCGCTTCCATGGGTTCCCCGGCCATCCCGGGAATAGTTTCAGATTCAACGGTTAAGTGCTTGCCGTTATGAAGTTTGTATGTTCCGATTAACTCTTTCATTACTTACCAAATATTGCGTTATACTCTGATTCTGGAACCTCAATACACTGTACCCGGGTAATGTACATATTCTCCTGTGCGATCTTTGAGATCAGGTGGGCTTCGGAAAGTTTCAGCGGATTGCTGAACAGGGTTCCGTCATTACGTTTACCAAGAACCTTCAAATACTTTTTCGTTTTCATGTCGCTTTTTTATTAGTTAATAAATGCTATTGCTGTTTCTTCTTCAATCATCTGATCGGTGATTTCATCACCGAAGTTGTTACGTATGATATTTACTAAAATCATACCGGCTAGTTCCTGTGGCTGATATTCTGCCGGGAGATACTTTTCTGATTCTTCCCTGATCTTTTCCAAGATCACCATTCTACTTGATGTGCTTAAGTGCTTCATGGTTAAAAGTTATAATCGTAAAATTTATATGGGGCCTCTGACATTCCGTACCGGCCATTGTTCCGGTCAAACCATTGACCTTTTGCCCGGCTAAATCTGATTCTGAATACCTGACCATTTTCGTCTGATTCATAAGTGTAATCCTGACCGCCTCTATTATCGGCAAAGTGACCAACAAATCCCCCGGGGTAAAACTCCTTTGGATGGGAAATTTGGGTTGTTTTCATGGCCCGTACTTCAACGCATATCGGTGATATGGTTTTTATTACTTCGTAAGGGTCAATGTCCGAATACATTAGATGGTTCGCATACTTCTTAATCTGCATGATCTGATTGACTTCATATTCTCTTTCTTCTTGGGGGGTTGGTTCGTGGCCCAACTGTTCTTTTAGTTCCCTGTACTCTTGAATTTTCATCTTTGTCGCTTTTGGTTCTTATCATCTTTACTTCGTAAAGTTACGAAGAATCGTTTAGTTGTGCAAATATATTACTATATATTTACAATAAATCTGCATATATTTTTATTTGGTTCTTAATTCTGAATAGTATAGTTTTGTAGTTCTCAAATCATCCAATGGAAATAGAACTTGTAAAGATCAATTCGCTTTCTCTGAATACCGGTCAGATTGAGGGCGTCCCCGCAAACCCAAGATTAATAAAAGATGTACAGTACAAACGACTTCTGAAATCAATTCAGGAAGACCCGGAGTTTATGGAATTCAAACCCATATACGTTTTCCGGGATATAGTCGTTGGGGGTAACATGAGGCTCCGAGCCTGTAAAGAACTAAAATGGAAGGAAGTACCGATAATGCGTCTTCCGGATGACACGCCGATAGATAAACTAAAGGCGTTTATTGTTAAGGACAATTCCCATTATGGAGAAAATGATTGGGACGCCTTTGCCAATGAATGGTCTGACAGTCCGCTTGTAGATTGGGGGGTCATGAAAACAGACTATTCTTCCTTCTCACCTAATCTTTCCCCGGAAACTTCACAGGGCGATGTAACCGGTAAGGATATTATCAACGCCGGGAATAAACTAAATGGCGCCTTTCAGGAAGGACACACAGAGTTTATTGAAGTATGTTGCCCCAAGTGTGCAAACGTATTTGATATTAAGAAACCATGACATTTGACCAATGCGCCAAGATACTTATTGCACAGGAATATACCTTTGCAAAGTCAATGCCACAGAATCCCCATTGGTATACGCTTCGTAAGAATTGGGGAACTAATCACTTTGAGGACGTGGTAAAATTCATCCGGGATAATTCCTATACGGAACACTTTCACGGCAGGCCCTTCAAGATGTTCAAACTCAACGGATATAAATATTGGACTATGGGAGCCCCCCTAAGCGATACAATTCTGATAAACCGGGCCGTAAATATTTCTCATAATGATTATGACGTAATAGCAGATCAGTACCAAGGGCTTTTCCATGATGATAAAAGCGAAGAAGAAAACCGGGAAGTAATATCAAAAATTGACATAAAGGGTTCAGTTCTTGACATAGGTTGCGGGTCGGGCCTGTTACTTGATTACGCAAAAATCCTTCCGCTTGACTATGTAGGTATTGACCCATCATTTAATATGCTCGGGTTCTTCAAGAAAAATCATCCTGATTATTTTACCATAAACTGCGCCTTTGAAGATTTTGCGTGGGAACAGAAATTTGATACTATCATTTCCCTATTTGGTTCACCGAGTTATATCACGCCCGGGGCGATAAGCCGGGTAAGATCAATGCTTAATAAAAACGGGACCGCCTTCCTGATGTTCTATAAGAATGACTATACCCCGGTTACATACTTACAGACCGGATTATGTATAAAGCATTTTAATAATGAAATGCCTGGGGAAGAATATCACAATTACAAAATTGTCCGGTTATGAAAATGTTCCTTAAAGAGAATGTTTTTGATTCAGCCCTTGATCGTATTCGTTACCTGTTTGATGAATTCCCGAATATCGTTGTAGCTTTTTCCGGGGGGAAAGACTCAACCGTTTGCCTTAACCTTGCCCTGATGGTGGCCCGGGAGAAGAACCGGCTTCCGCTGAATGTTATGTTTATTGATCAGGAAGCAGAGTGGGACACCGTCATTTCCTATATCCGGGACGTAATGAATAATCCGGAAATAAAACCTTACTGGTTTCAAATGCCCATCAAAATATTCAATTCAACTTCAACCATTCAGTCATGGCTTTACTGTTGGGCCGAAGGGGAAGAATGGATTAGACCTAAAGAAGAAATTAGCATCAAGGAAAATAAGTACGGGACGGAACGATTCAAATATCTTTTCGGAAATATCGTTGATGTTGAATTCCCTGATACGCCAACGGCATATATCGCCGGGGTTCGTTGTGAAGAATCCCCTTCCCGGATGATTGGCCTTACATCAAAGGCAACCTATAAATGGATTACATGGGGGAACGCCAATAACAAGAAGCTTAATCATTATACTTTTTACCCGCTTTATGATTGGAGTTACCGGGATATATGGAAGTCAATCTTTGATCATAGTTGGGACTATTGCAAGATTTACGATTACATGTATCAGTACGGCGTCCGGGTAATGAATATGCGGGTATCAAATGTTCACCACGAAACGGCAATTCATTCACTATTCTATCTGCAGGAAATTGAGGCCGATAACTGGAACCGGATAACCAAAAGAATACATGGCATAAGTACGGCCGGGCAGACCAAGCGGGATATGTTTTTTATTAAGGACCTTCCGTATATGTTTGTGTCATGGACTGAATATCGCGACTACCTACTCGAGAACCTTATCTCGGACGAAACCATAAGGGAGATTTACCGCAAAGAATTTGCGTCAGCTGATAAGCGGTATTGTGATAATGACCTGATTGTGAAAAGCCTTTGTATGATTGAGATAAATTCTATCTTGGCAAACGACTATTATTTCACAAAGCTTAATAACTGGAAGCGTGCACCCCAGATAAATTCTTGGCTGAAATATAAGGAATCCGGGAAGCAAGACCCTTACCCAAATCTATACATCGATTATGAAAGATTTAAAAAAACAGATAAAGTCAGCGTTTGATGAGGCAAAGGACAAACTGAAATTCCTCAATGAGATAAGGGAATTCCTTCATGAACTTTCCCCGGTAAATGCTCAGCCGGTAGATTTAGTACGTTGGGTTCCTATTGACAAGGTTCAGCCTAATGACTACAATCCTAATTCTGTGGCCCGGACTGAAATGAAACTTCTTCATACCTCAATTTCACATGATGGTTATACTCAGCCTATTGTAACTATCTATGATGAAAAGCTTGGGAAGTATATTATCGTTGACGGCTTTCACCGGTATTTTGTGGCCCTGAATAACAAGGATATTTACGATAGTAACCTTGGCATGGTTCCGGTTACGGTAATCAAGAAAGATATCAATGACCGTATGGCCTCAACTGTCCGTCATAACAGGGCCCGGGGAAAACATTCGATTTCCGGTATGTCATCAATGGTATTCAACATGCTTGATAACGGGTGGGAAGATGCTGCCATTTGTAATGAACTTGGTATGGAGCCAGAAGAATTGTTAAAGCTTAAACACATTACCGGGTTCAGCAAGCTTTTCAAGAACACAGAATATTCCCGTTCATGGGTAACCAAACACCAGATTCTTATACAGAAAGAGTTCGCGAATGAAAAACAAGAGTAAGATATTTCCTAATGAACCCGCAAAGAGAGATACCCCCGGGCGTCCACCCGCTGAGATCGATTGGAAAAAGGTTGACCAGTATCTTCAGGCACAATGTAATGGTACTAATATTGCCGGAATCTTTGGTATTCACCCGCAAACACTTTATGATAAGGTAGTTGAACGATATAAAGACCAATATCATATTTCTAATTTTACTGAGTACCAGAAGATAAAAAGGGCCGAAGGATTAGAACTATTACGTGCCAAGCAGTTTGATATGATGATGGCGGGTAATACTACCATGGCGATATGGCTCGGGAAACAGTTACTCGGACAGAAAGATCAGGTTGAAACAACACTATTAGTTCCACAGGTTAAACTTTTACCTCATACTGCAGAAGATGAAAAGCAAATATCGGAAGCATTAGATATATTAGAGAATGAAACTGACACCGGTATTCACGAAGAATCTCAAGGCAGTAACGAGTAAGAAAAGGTTTATCATCAATCAGGGGGGAACTTCATCATCCAAGACCTATTCGATCTTACAGCTTCTAATCATTATATGCCTCAAAAGGAAAAATCTGATTATTTCAATTGTTGCTGAAACTTACCCGCACCTGAAACGTGGCGCCATGAGGGACTTCTATCAGATACTAATGGCAGAAGGATTATATCATCCGGCCCACCACAACAAAACAGACGGCTCATATCGTATTGGTTCCAATCTTATTGAATTCTTTTCCGGGGATAAAGTGGAAAGGATGAAGGGGGCAAGGCGTGACATTCTTTTTGTCAATGAGGCTTACGGAATAAAGTATGAGGTATTTGACCAGTTGGAAGTCAGGACAAAGTGGTTCTGTATCATTGACTTTAACCCGGTCAGTCAGTTTTGGGTACATGATGAAGTAATTAAGAACTCCAAGCCTGAATGTGATATTATCCTTTCAACATATATTGACAACCCATATCTTAATACCCGTATCATAGAATCTATTGAACGTCACCGGCATAATGAATATTGGTGGCGTGTTTACGGCCTTGGAATGATTGGTCAGATTGAAGGGCTCATATTCTCCAACCATCGTTACCTTGCCCCGGGGGAAGAATGGCCAACATACTTACCTTACGGCTTCGGTCTTGACTTCGGGTTCAATGCCCCGGATGCAATGGTAAAGACGGTCATTGACACAAAGAATAAAAAAATGTACTGGGATGAAAAGATTTACAAAGAGGGAAACACCCCGGCCCAACTAAAGGAACTCATAGGCTTACATTGTAACCGTAATGATCAGATCATAGCTGACTGTGCGGACGCCCGTATGATAGCAGACCTTAAATCCTTATTCAATATCAAGGGGGTTGACAAAAAGAAATGGACGGTATCAGAGGGAATCCGTATGATGCAAGACTATGAGCACATCATGACGGAAGATAGTTTGAATCTATCAAAGGAATTTAACAATTACGTTTGGAGTGACAAGAAAGCCGGTATTCCCATTGATGACTTTGATCATCTTATTGACGGGGGCCGGTATCGCTTCATGGAAACAACGGCACGCCCGGTATCACATCAGACATGGAGAGGATAAAACCAATAGACAAAGTGACCCTGAAAGATATGGTCAATAATCTTGCTTTGTATGCCGGACTTGCAGACGGATTAGTACAATTTCCCATTCCTGATTCGTTTAAGATATGCGGAAAGAGGCAAAACATTCCCTATGGCATGGAAGATTTTACCAACAATATTTGTTACGGTCAACGTCTGTTTCTCGTTGTAAGAGAGGACAATGACATAGGAAGTATACTAAGAACTATTGACGGTTATTATTACCCGCTAGTAAGTAAACAAAAATGGAATGATCAAAAAGCGTTGTTATTCGGAAAAGAAGTTCTAAATTGCAGCGTCCAAGAACTGTACCCCGTTGCTATGCACATTTTAACCTTGGTAAGTCAAATGGCAGACAGGGAAAAAACGCTGCTTTTCCGGGAACCTACTCAACTCCAAAAGGCTGCCGGGATTGAAAAACTCACCATCTTTTCAGAACTTTCAGCCGTTGATTTTCTCCGGGAATCACTCAATAAAAATGAAGAAGAAGTTATGCTGACACCTTACAACGAGTGCCTTGTAAGATTCATGTTGGCAAAGGAAACGGCCGAGTATCAGGAACGGTATTTAGCCGTTATGGAAGCGAAGAATAAACATAAACCTACCCCAAATGTTGACAACCAAGCTTAAGGCAATACTTACAACTGCCGGGTGTACCCGGGTATTCTATGAATCAAAAGAACTTGCCAATATTGTAGCAGACGGCAGTCTTAAGGAAGATATTGTCGGGATGATCTTACAGCCCACTTCAGTAAAGCTTGAAGTAAAAGCCAATGCCATTACCGAGCATTACCCGCCCCTCACAGTTGAGATTATGCAGCAAGTTAAACTGGAAGATAGTGCGGAAAATAATGAAACTATCTTTGAAGCCCTTCTGGAAATTTGCAAGGGAGTTATCCGGGGCCTGATTGAATCACAGGAGTACAAGAAAATAACATCGATTGAGGTAAGCAAGATACTTGAAACCCGGTATGACCAGAACTTTCTTGGTTGGTCTATTCCTCTGGATTTGTTCTACCTTGAAAATAAAAACGACTGCGAATGAAGCCCGACTTGAAGCCAGAAATGGAACAGCTTATTAAAGCAATTGGAAGTCGGAATATGTATTCAGGCAATAAAATCCCTACCTCTGTCCTGTCATTATTTAAGATAGAAGAAACAGACAAGAATATCGGGATATTGGTACCCTTTTGGATTAGTGTTTTACAGAAAGGCCGGGGGCCACGCAAGAGTAATGTTGATTCGGGGCTTGTCAAGATCATTTATAAGTGGATGGAAAAACATAATATGTTCAGGTCTTCCACGCCCAAAGGTAAAATGAATGAGGCCCGGTCTATTACTTGGTATATCAATAAGTACGGTAACAAGCAGTTCCGCAGCAAGACATTTATTGATATTTATGATAGTGAACGTAAGCAGACTATTGAGAAAATTGATAAAAAATTCAGCGGGGTAATTGATAAAGTAACAATGGACATATTATGAAACAGGACAAAGGTATATTTGCTTTCCTTACTTCCCGAAACATTTTTAAGCGTTCCGGGATTCATACTTTTAAGGACTCTAACTATTATGCCCGGCAACTAAAAGCCGAAGATAGAAACAGGGCTGAACACCCACATAAAAAAGCCACAAGAAAATGATAACCTTAGTCAGTTCCCCGGAAGTAGTTACCCACGTAAGCCCTGAAATAGTTTCCCGGTGGCTTGCAACTGAAAGCCCGAATAACTTTAGGTTACAAAGAGCTGACTGGCTAGTTTCAGTTTCAGAAGAAACAAGCGGAAGCCCGGCCGGATGCCTTAAGCTTACTTTATCAACGGACTTTACCGGGAATGTTGGTGATGACATTGCCTGTTACAACGCTACAACGGGCGCAATGTTAATAGGTAAGGTCGTTTCATTGGGGGCTTCTCCTGTTACTATTTTGAACACCGATATTCCCTGGGTTGCCGGGACTTCAATTTCATACATGAATGACAATACACTCCGGGGGGGTTATTACTTCGAAGGACGCTTGACCATAAATTCTATTTTACAAAGTCTTACTATTATAGCTTCCCCGGATTCTTTCGGTTATGCAGATCTTGACGTTTCAGGTATTCTTCGTATAATAACTACCTTGACAAAAACAGGTGATTATTCGGCAGACATAATTAGTGAAATAGGTAAGTCCGGGAAGTTTACTTTTGAATACCGGGAATGTTGGTATGGTAGTGATGAGAATTATACAGCCGAAGGTAATACATGGTATTATGCTGAATGTATAAGATCAGAAGAACAGGGTTCAAATCTTTATGATTATGTTGCATCAGAAGCCGGGGACGTTCCTTTCTTAAATTCATTTGAGAACCCGGTATTTTTTCAGGGCTTGCCTTTTGATCTTTCATTTATTCTCCCGGACACGGCAGCCACAGAATTGACCGTAACCATTAAACGGTATAATTCCCTTAATACTCTTTTGTCAACTACAACAAAAATTATAGCCGTTGGCACCTTGGAAGGTTATGTTAATTCATTAAATATTGACCCGGCCTCAATAGAAGATACTGCTTCATACTTAACTGTTGAAATTGCTGCAGCATGAAAATAGGCTTAACAAATAATGAACTACAAAGAGTACCAATTCGTAAGCCGATAAGTGGTTATTATTTGCGTTGGTTTTACAACGGTTGGCATTATTGGTTCTTCCTTCCCGGGAAAATTACAATGTCAACAGAGGGGGAAAAATACCGGACGCTTGGAACCCGAAAATTAACTATGTCAACCGGGCAAGTTAGTCTACCAGAATCTATGGCCATAAGAACTATTTTTAATGCCCGGGAAGTTTCTCAATATACAGATAACGGATGGGCCCCGATAAGAATTGAGCCAAGTAATCCAGTAATAAAAGGGAATATTGTTACCGGGTATGAATTTGATTTTACTGCAATAGTTGGTAATAGGGCAGCAAGTAAATCAGGTTATAGTCCTGTTACTGTAGTCCCAATAATACCCCCGGCAGAGCAATGCGAAACGATAATTGGAAGCCAAATTTGGATGTGTAAGAATTGGGATGGGGCATTCCCGGGTAGTAAAGTTTATAATAATAATGAGGTTAACAGATCAATTTACGGAGGCCTTTACACTTATAGTCAGGTAATGTCACCGGGCTTTTGTCCTATTGGTTGGCACGTACCTACAATAGCAGAGTGGCGCACATTAATAGATTATGTTGGGGGGCTATCTATAGCCGGGGGAAAACTAAAACAGGCCGGACTAACACATTGGGAAACCCCCAATACAGATGCAGACAACGCCTTTGATTTTACCGCACTTGGCGCAGGATGTTGGTTTATATTAATAAATCCCGACTGGTCTGTTAGCGTGGTGTTTTCTAAACTTAACCAATACACATATTTCTGGGCTGCCTCTCCGGAAGGAACACAAGAGGTTTATTGCATGGCTTTTGATACGGGTGAACTTTTAGAACTTCCTTTTGTCCCTGCAACTGTACCGGCTTATACTCCATACTTTTCAGTTCGTCTAATAAAAGACGCCCCGGCATTAGAAGGTGAACCATCAGGATTAACAGCCGTTGCGTATTCCGCAACTGAAATGTTATTAAACTGGATAAGAAACACAACTGATGAAACGGGCTTTAGAATAGAACGAAGCAATAACGGGGGAACTACTTTCACACAAATTGGAACCGTTGGCGCAGGGGTAACTACATTTATAGATAATAATGGAGGCGTAGGATTAACCCCAACTACAAGTTATATTTATCGAGTACGTGCCGTTCGGGGTGATAGCCTTTCACTATATAGTAATTTAGCTACAGGTTGGACGGCAATGAATTTCTCAATAGCAAGCGCAGGTAATGGTAGTGGGTTAAGTAAATTGATTGTCGAGTTAACTAGTTCAACGAGATTTACAATAAGCGGAACGGGTAAATTTTATGATGACTCTGCAGGTACTACAAATGAAAATACAGACAGAACTTACGCAGCGGGATATTATACGTTTTATGTTAAGGTCCCTAGCGGAAACGCTAACATTTCAATATTTAGCCAGAATGGATTAAAGGGGATAGATTGGGACAGCGTTGGCCTTTCTAATCCTAATTCTCCAACGGTAACCGCTAAATTATCTGAATTAAGTACTTCAATAACTTACTTTTATATACGTGGAAATAATATAGTAAGCGGAAATATAAGTGAACTTTCAACCGCAATGACTTCTTTATATTGCTTAGGACAGAACACAATATCAGGAGATATAAATCATTTCCAAACGGCACTTACAAGTATCATTTTGTATGGTAATAATACCTTAACCGGAAATATCTCCGGCCTACCCTCTACCTTACAAGTATTTGATATTGGAGGGCTTAATACCCTCTCAGGTAATATATCAAGTATTCCGTCATCTGTCTATAATTTCCAAGCCTATGGATATAATACCCTGTCAGGGAATCTTTCAGGATTGAAAACAGGGCTTATTAATTTTGGATGTACTGGGTATAATACAATTACAGGGAGTTTATCGGGAATGCCTTCTACCTGTCAGTATTTTTGGGTTGATGGAAACAACACACTATCGGGAGATATTTCAAACATTGATTCAGCATGTTACCATATTTCAATTAATGGAAATAATACTATTTCAGGCAACTTATCAGGTATTGCCTCAAAAACAGCACTTACGTATTTTTATATAGGGGGAAGTAATACAGTAACGGGTGACGTATCTTACATTCCAACGGCAATGATTCAGTTTATGCTTGAAGGAAACAATACTATTTCAGGAACATTGTCATCAATTCCTTCATCAGTACAGTTATTTGAAGCATTAGGACAAAATACCCTTTCAGGAAACATGAATGATCTCCCGGCAAATATTTACGAATTTTATGTTGCGGGAAATAGTACAATATCAGATTATACTTCCGGTCATACGTGGGGTAATAGCATGAATTATATTTATTTAAGTCCTGTTTCCGGGGGGCTATCTTCGGCAGAGGTTGATAATTTACTTATAGATCTTGCAAATTCAAACTGGACTTTAAATGGAGTACAGGGAGGGACGCTTTGGATTGCGGGAAATAATGCAGGGCGCACAAGTGCAAGTAATTCAGCCGTAGCTACCTTACTTTCAAAGAACGTTGCAGTAACAACAAATAGTGCCGGGGCTGTTTCCGATTATTTTCTTCCAAGCCAAGGGGAAATGAATCATATATATATAGAACTTTATTTGTATGGAGTAGGTGGGTTTACAAATGGGATATATTGGATGAGTACAGAATTTAGTGCAACTGAAGGGGGGGCAACTAATTTTGCATCAGGACTTTTTAGCGGGTATGCAAAGAGCAGTACGCACCGAGTTAGAGCCTGTCGTAAATTTACTTCAAGTGCCAGTTTTGCATTGCGGGATATAGGTCAGGGCGGAGGGCTAATATTTCTAAAAATTGATAATCATGACGGGACCTTTACTTATTTTGAAACCGCCCCAAGCGATCAAAGTGCAGCTAAGTTTTGGAGTAACAGAGATAGTAATGAAATAGGAGTAACAGCTCAGGGAATGGCCGTTGGTGACGGGACGGGAAATACGGCAGCAATAATAGGACAGGCCGGACATACCGATAGCGCAGCAAAACTTTGTGATGATTTAGTGATATGATAAGTTCAATACGCATACCAATTATTCATTGTACTTCCGGGGTTTATCTCCGTTGGTGGCTTAATGGATGGCATTATTTTAACTTTCAAAACGGATATGAAATTATAATGAAAACCGAAAGCCTGGGAACACAGGTAACCCGGCTTTTCTCAGTTATTTCGAAGATTGAACGGCCCACAAAACTTAAGGCAGAATATAGTTATCAGATAACGCTTGAAGGTATTACCCCGGGAAACGTGCGGGTATTTACAGAGTTGCTAATAGCCGAGAAAGTTGAGCAATATGAAAATACCAAGTGGTATGAGGTTGATATTACCAGAGGAGAGCATTTAATTAAAGAAGAAAACTCACCGGGGTATATCCTGAACTTTGAAATTACCCGGAAGGAACTACCTAACACGCCTTCGGTTTACCTGAAAACTCAAAAACTATATTGCGGTGATACCCTTTGCGATATAGATGACAGCGAAATAATTCCTATCAATAAGCAGACCAATGATATAGCAGAAATGCAAGATCGGCAGAGCGACTATACGGCCCAATTTAAGATTAGAAAGACCCGGGCAATGAGGTTACTCTTTGAATTATCAGGGGAACCCGGGGCCAATACTACCTTCCCTTATAAAACTCAAACGTGCCGGCTTATTCAGGACAATATAGAAATGATAACCGGGGGAATTATGATACTTGACAAGGCAGATGATCAGTATTACTATGTTTCTATTTTGTCCGGGAACATGAATTTCTTTAAATCGATTGAAAAGCTTAAGATTACGGACCTTCTTCTTCCTTCAACAAATCATATCTGGGCTGCGGTAATTCAGGCAGCAAGTAACGCCGGGGATATGGATTATGTTTACCCGCTTTGTGAGCCGTCAGATGATGGGGGAATTGCCCCGCTTACTGATGATGGTGACCGGGTAGAAATGTATGGTGGTTGGGTTTGGCCCTTTATTAAGGCCCGGGCAATATGGAATGAGATATTTACCAACGCCGGGTATTTTTGTACCGGGGAGATTCTTACGGATGATATTTTTAACAGACTTTTCCTTCCTATTGCAAACCTAAATCTTTCCAATGTTGATATTAAACCTTGGCTTTATTCAATGCACGTTATCAATCACAAGGTAATGAACGCAAGTCATAACGCCCTTGACTGTGTTTTTGGTGATGTTACGGCCCTACTTGGAGATTCATTTTTCACAATGAACGGAAGATATATAACCCGGTATGCGGGGAGTTATACTATAAGAGTTGTATTACGGGCTGCCGGGGGAAGTTTCTATTTACCTACTCATGTTTATCTTTATAATGATGCTGTTCAGGTTGCGGAATTTAATGATGACGGAACGTATCACCCAAACGCTTGGATTAGGGCCTATACCGTAACCTATGCAACGACAGCCCTTGATACTCTCAGGGTAGTAGTTACAATTACCGGGCTTTCATATTATGACATTCAGATTACAGATATAACAGGAATCAAAATATCTTACCTGTCAAATGTTGAGCCTCACTTACACTTACCGGATATTAGTCAGACAGAGTTTATAAAAATGATCTGTAATTTATTTGGCTTGGTTCCTGATGCTGTTCCCCGGGATAAAAAAATAAGGTTCTGGAACTACTCGGAACTTTATGACAACATACCTATTGCCCGGGATTGGTCAGCTTATTTATCAGAAAGGGAAGATGAAGTTGAGTTTAAGTTTGGTGATTACGCACAGCGAAATAATCTTAAGTACAAAGATTCTGATGATGTAATAAAAAATAACGGCAACGGGGTAATGCAGATTGATGATGAAACACTACCGGCTGAAAAGGACGTTGTGGAAATACCCGTTTCAACCTGTGATGAAGTAAAGATTCTTGGTGATGTAAATGTGTCCCGGATAGCCTTTAACAAGAGTGATAAAAAGACCCCGGTTACTTATGAACAGCAAAATAGTATTGACCCCCGCATAGTTTATGTTTCAAGAACAAAAATGTCGGCCGTCAGTCCTCTTTATGAAAAGACCTTTGGCCTTAGAACGCTTGTTACCGGGGGAACATCTTATGATACGGTTACCCCGCAAAAGGCTTCATCTATTGAGGTAGCGTTCTCATTATTGAATATCAATTATGTGGCACTTTCCCGGATGCTTACCCGGACAAATTTGAGGAAGGCAAAATTTAATCTTCCTGTTTATGAAGTTGCGGGGCTGAAACACAATATTCCTATTTATCTAAGTCAGTACAAAGCATATTTCTATGTGAACAAAATCAATAACTATGTTCCCGGGATTCTTTGTACCGTTGACCTTATAAAATTATAGCCATGGCAGACACAATAGAAAAGAAAACCTACCTGATAAACGTCGAAAGTAACCTACCGAAGTATACGGAAGATGCTGCAAAGGCGAAGGAAAAGGTTGATGCATTAAAAGAGTCTAATGATGAACTTAAAGCTTCCGGGACTGCGTCAGCCGTAGAGATTGAACAAAGTAATGCAGCCCTTCGCAACGCTCAAAAGGAATACACTCAGGCAAAGAAGTTAGTTGATCTGCAGACTCAGGCCAATAATGCAAACGCCAATAGCCGGAAACAATTATCTGCCATTATTACCCTTGAACAGCAACGGTTGGGTGATCTGGCAAACCAGTATGTTATCAATGATAAGGGTCAAAGGGTTTTATCACAGGATTATATTGAGTCGGTCAAAAGACTAAAAGATGCGAAGGATGCCGTTATCTCTTATGATAAAGCCCAAAGTGACGGGCGTTCAAGTATCGGTTTATATAGTGAGGCAATAAATGGGGCATTGGGTAAGCTTGGTTCTTTACCCGGGACATTAGGTACGGCAGCAAAAGGGGTACAGACATTTGGGGCTGCAACAAAAGCAGCATTCATTAGTAACCCCATTGGTATTATCATTGCAGTTATTATTGGTGCGGTTACCGGTTTAGTCGCGATATTCAAAAAGTTTGAACCGGTAGTTGAAGCTGTTCAACGAGCCATGACCGGGTTAAAAGCGGTATTCTCAGGCGTATCAAATATGATTATAGGACTCGTTACCGGGCAAAAATCCCTTAAGGAATCATTTGCGGGATTGGGAGCCTCAATAAAAAATGCGTATGATGAAGGGGTGAAATGGAAACAGTTGGAAAAGGACTTACAGGATATGACTTCTACAAATGCCGTTGCTGATGCTAAGAGGAAAACACAGATGGATGAATTATTACTTGCCTCCCGCAATAGAAGTAAATCTGAGGAAGAAAGACAGGCATTGATAGGTCAGGCCTTGTTACTGGAAGAGGTACAATTCAATGAACGCAAGAAAATAGCAGACGCACAAGTTAGTCTGGCTGAACAAACATTGACAAAGGGCCGGGCATTTACCGCAGAGGAATTAAAGTTGTTAAGGGAGAAGGGCGTTGCCTATGCTATTGAAATGCAAAAGAAAAAGAATATTTCAGATGAGGAAGTTAAGGCATATTCTGATGCGTTGGTTAATCAGGAACAGGTAAATAATGAGTCTATAAACCTACGGGAAAAGGCCCAGACCCGGTTAGATACTTTAGATGATCAGCGCATAGCCAAGCTTGAAAAGGTAAAGAAAGCAAAGGAAGAAGCCGACAAAAAAGATCGTGATGACTTCAAAAAATGGACTGACTATTGGGATAAGAAGGATAAGTTGGAAGATGATGAAATAAAAAAGGCACAGGACAAATTCAATGCTTACTGGGATGAAAAGGATAAGATAGATGCAGAGAGGGCAAAGAGTAATATTGAGGCCGGATGGGAATATCAGAAGTTACGGGCCGAAGGTAATATTAATGAAACGGAAAAAATACTTGATGCCGAATATCTCAGTATGAAAGGCAGTACTGAATATTTACAGGCCGAAAGAAATCAGCAGTTACTTATCGATGAGAAATATAATAAGGCTAAACGGGATTTAAGTTTAACCCGGATTGAGATACAAAACAAGGAATATTCATCTATGGCAAGTGCCCTTGGGTCAATGTCTGATTTAGTTGGTAAGCAGACGGCCCTTGGAAAAGGCTTTGCAATAGCAGAGGCAACAATGAATACGTGGGTTGCAGCTTCCCAGGCATTGGCAGATAAGACAATCCCGAGTACCGTTGCCCGTGTAGCCTTGATGATATCTATTATTGCGCAGGGTATGGCCAATGTTAGAAATATTCTTGCCGTTGATACGTCCGGCCGGAGTGGTGGCGGTTCAAGTTCAGCATCAATGCCTACCTCAATTACTAATGCCCCGGCTGTTCAGCGTGTTTATGCCCCTGCTGTTGGGTCAAGTTTACTTAATAATCCACAATTAAGTCAGGGACAATTAAATAGTTTGCCCGGGGCCGGGGGCCTGACAACGGAACAATTAGTTGCAGCCTTTAAGAAGCTTCCTAATCCGCAAGTTTCAGTTGAAGATATAAACGCCAGAACGAAGGAAGCAAATAAAGTAGCGGTACGTGCAACTATATGATTATGACACGGTTCATTTATATCAGTCAGAATCTTGACCACATAAAACATGAAATTAAAATCGGCCTTATTTCCCCCACCGTATTAAGGCATTGGGAGATTTACAGCCGGTTTGATTATTACCGTAAGCTTAATAACTCAGTCTGTATGGCTGTTATCTTTACCGGGGAAGATCTGAAAGTAAAAGACGCTTGGATTTATCATATAAAAAAACAAATGGAGGCCGAAGTATGAAGGTATTTATTATCAATTTTAACCGTCTTACCCTGCCGTCAAAAATGGCTGACTGGCTTTCCGTCCGTGGGTGTGAGCCAATTTTCATAGATAATCATTCAGATTACCCGCCACTACTCGAGTACTACTACAATTGCCCCTACATAGTTTTTAGGATGAAGGAAAATTACGGGCATAAAGTGATATGGGAACAGCCTCAATTTAATAAATTCATCACCGGAGGAAGGTACATTGTTACAGACCCGGACCTTAATCTTTCAGGAATTCCCCCGGACTTTTTACAAGTATTAAATGAGGGGCTTGACAAATACCCGGAATATGATAAGTGCGGGTTCAGCCTTGAAATAAACGATCTTCCAGATACGGAAGAAGGTTCTCTGGTAAGGAATAAGTTTGAGTTTAAGTATTGGACTTCTCCTTTAGATTCAAAGTATTACAAGGCAGACGTTGATACTACCTTTGCCCTTTGCAAACAGCCCTTTTATTCTCATTCAGGCATTCGTACAAACCGGCCATATACGGCCCGGCACGTTCCTTGGTATTATAAGGACTTTGAAAGCCTATCAGAAGAAGATAAATATTACTTTCGTACAGCCAATGAAAGTTCAAGCGGTAAAAAACGACTGATGAAATGAAAAAGATTGTAATTGTAATGACCTATTTTGACCGGCTGACACAGGTCTTGAAAACTCTAAGTACCTTAGGGGAAAGTAAATACAAAAACTTTGAGGTTATTATTGTTGATGATTACAGTCCGGTACCACTTAAAGTTTCTACCTGTAAATTCCCGGTAACAGTTTTATATTCAATAAAAAAGGCATGGACAAACCCGGAACCCGCTTACAATAAAGGACTTTCTTTTGCCCTGTTAAAAAACCCGGATATAATTATTTTACAAAATGCTGAGTGTTACCACTTTGGGGACGTCATTTCCCGGGCTGCGGAAGTTACGGATGAAAATTATATTTCCTTTGGCTGTTATTCAATTGATAAGCAAAAAACATTTGATAGGCTTGAAGGTGATATGCTCTTTACAAATAAACGTGGCGCAAGTAATGACGGGGAAAATGCTTGGTATAATCACCCGGTATATCGCCCTGTTGGATATGATTTTTGCAGCGCAATTACCGCTAGTAATATAAAAAAGCTCAACGGGTATGATGAACGGTTTAGTTTTGGTTGCGGATTTGGGGATGATTACCTTCTTGCCCGGGTGAAAATGTTGGGTCTGAAAGTTGAAATAACTGAAAGCCCAATAGTAGTACATCAATGGCATTATAATACGGCCGTCCCTGCAAACAAAGCGGAACTAGTTGCAAATAACAGAAGGTTATTGGGTGAATTATTAAGGAATCCACAGCCCCGGGCTGAACATCTTTTTACGCCTGACCTATGAAAGTATTACTTATAAATCCCTGGGAAGGTGAAGTCTTTCCCTCTCCCTCAATAGGATACTTACAGGCAGCAATAAAAACGGCCCGGCCGGATATACGGGTTGAGGCAAAAGACCTTACCGAAGCAATATCAGCATTAAACACTATTCATTACGATTTAGTGGCTGTTTCCTTCCATAGCTTTTCAGTTAAACACGCCCGGATGATCAGGTCGCTTGTAAAAGGTAGGTTAATTTGCGGGGGTCATCATCCTTCCTTACTCCCGGCGCAGATGTTAAGCATAGGTTATGATCAGGTAGTTATCGGTGAAGGTGAATCAGCGATTGTTGATATTATAGAAGGAAACAATAGCCCAACGATTAAGGAGTTTGAGAAAAGATTCGTTACCATAAATGATATTCCTTTCCCGGACTATACTGGACTAAAGTATGACGGGACAATGGGACTACCAATAATTTCTTCCCGGGGCTGCCCCTTTGAATGTAATTTTTGCGCCTCATCTTTATTCTGGAACAGGAAATGGCGGGGGCGTTCACATGAAAACGTGGCTTCTGAAATTTTCCGTAACTCAATGAAGGGGATAAAAACCTTTATGTTTGAGGATGACAATTTTACCCTTTACAAAAAACGGGCGATTGAAATTTGTAACGCTATAAGGGGACATGGGTTTATTTGGCAATGTGCTTCCCGGGCTGACGTCCTGAATGATGAAGAACTTTGTCGGGAACTTTATTCTGCAGGCTGCCGGACGGTATGGCTTGGGGTTGAATCACTTTCAGAAGGTAGTCTGGCCCGGGCCGGGAAGAAAATTGAAGTCAGGGAGATATTGAGTGGTATTAAAACGGCTGAAAAGACCGGGTTACATACTATGTCACAGTTTATTGTGGGCCTTCCCGGTGATACTGAGGCAGATATTTTGGAAACAGTAAAAAATATGAAGGGAAGCCGGATATCTCGCCGGGGTTGTAATGTTGCTTGGATTCTCCCGGGAACAAATGTTCATAAAAAAGCTGTAGAACAGGGCTTTGATGACGAAATTTATTTAACTTCGGGTGCGCCTTATTACACTTACGAACACGATATTAACACTCTTTTACACTGGTCAAATCTTATAAATTCAGCAAAATGAAAATTTTAGTTACTGGAAGCGAGGGCAATATTGGTTCCAAATTGGTTCCTTATTTGCGCTCAAAAGGTCATTACGTTTATCGTTGTGATATAAAACAAGGCGTCGGACCTTACTATTCCGTTGCAGACATCAATAATCCGCTTGATCTTTGCCTTGCCTTTTCCCGATTTAAGCCTACAGTTGTTTTTCATCTGGCAGCAATGGTCAGCCGGGTAACCTGCGAAAAGTCAAAAGCCCTGACTATTCAAACAAACCTATCCGGGACGGAAAATGTAATTCAGCTGTGTAAGGAATGCGGGGCAAAACTGATTCACTTTTCAACCTCGGAAGTTTACGGAAATATCGGAGGCGTCTTAAGTGAGTCCCGGGAAGATCTAAGCCCAAATAATATTTATGGCGCAAGTAAGTTAATGAGTGAAAACCTTGTCAAGTACGAAGTTAAAGACGGACTTAACGCAATGATAGTTCGCCCGTTCATGTTTTACGATGAAAACGAAACACTTGGAGAACACCGTTCCGCAATGATAAGGTTTGCTGAAAAACTTTTAAAGAGGCAGACAATTACTGTTCATAGGGGGGCTGAAAGATCTTGGATGCATATAAACGACGGGGTTCGAGTCCTCGAAGCATTGTTAAATGTTCCGGGTTTTCATGTTGTAAATATAGGGTCAAGCGAAGTCTATAAAATGGAAGACCTTGCCCGGGGAATGTGTAACTATTTGGAACTTAAATATGCCGATTACGTGGAAGAAATAAATCTTCCCGATCATATGACCTTAACAAAAACCCCGGACGTCAGACTACAGGAGGAACTTACAGGGTTAAAGGCAGAAATAGGAATTGACGAGGGGATAAAAAGAGTTTTTGACAACGTAATGAAAAGAATATGATAGCTTTAATTACCCCAACAGGGGCCCGTCCTTACCAATTTCATCTTTGTTCATTGTTTATGAAACGTCAGACGTATCCGGGGAAAGTCGTGTGGGTAATTGTCGATGACTGTATTCCCAAAACTACGAATGAGGTAAAAGAAACCTTCCGGGAAAATTGGACTATATTAAAAACTTTCCCGGCGCCACCTTGGAAGTTTGGTCAGAACACACAGGCCAGAAATATTGCTGCCGGCATTAATGCCCTGATGAAAAACTACCGGGCCAAAGATATTGAGGCTATTTTCATAATTGAGGATGACGATTATTACAAGGTAATCTACATTGAACAGATGATGACCCGGATAAAGAAGTTTTGGGCTGCCGGTGAGAAGAATACGATTTACTATAACGTGTATTTTAAAAGATGGTGCGTAAACGGGAATGATAAGTGGTCAAGTCTATTTCAGACTGTCTTTACCCCGGAAGCCTTGCCCACGTTTGAAAGCTGTTATACAGAAAAATTCATTGACTTTGTATTTTTCAGGATATGTAAGCACGTAAACTTATTCAATGATGGGAACCTGGCTATTGGAATAAAAGGTCAACCCGGGCGTTACGGTATCGGGACCGGTCATGGCAAATCTATGAATATGATTGATGATGTTAACTGGCAGCAACTTAAAAAACTAATTGGAGATGACACAAAATTCTATGACGGAAGTTACAGCGATAGTCGTTGTGAGCAACACAAAGAAACTACTAAAGACGGCCGTTGAATCCTTCCGTAAGTTTCACCCGGATATGCAGTTAATTATAATTGACGGCTCAGACCCGGGAAGTGAGTGTTATTTATATGCGAAAACACTAAGATCAGACTGTACGGAAGTGATATTTACCGGATATAATATAGGACACGCCGGGGGAATAAATGCAGGGATTAGTTTAGTGACCACAAAGTATGCCTTATTATTTGACTCTGATACTGAAATGCTGAAAAGCCCGGTTGAAGATATGTTGAAAATGATGGAAGAAGATACTTATGGGGTAGGTTATATAATTGAAATAGGTTCAGATGGTTATGATTACGGAACATGGCCACATCATTTAAGTGAAAAGCCCATTAAATATCTTCATCCTTACTTTCAACTAATCAGCGTTGCAAACTACCGTAAGTTCACCCCCTATATTCATCATGGCGCACCCTGTTACAAGACTATGATTGAAATTGCCCGGCTTGGACTTTCAGATAAAATACTTAAAAGTTTCCCGGGGCTTGGTCATTCATCCGGCGAAGGTATAAACTGGAAAGGTGAACCCCGGGAATTTATTAGGCATGACCCCGGGGGAACACGTTATGACCGGAAGGCAAAAGGTAAAACAGAAATTGAAGGAACATGGATAAGGTAGCAATTCTTGGCCTTGGCCAATCGATCAAATTATTTAACCCGGCAGGGTTTGAAATGACAATAGGAGTCAATGATATATGGAGTATTTACCCGGCTAACGCCGTTGTTTGTATTGATGCCCGGGCCAGATTTACCCCTGAAAGATTAAAAGTAATAGATGAGTGTACGCCAGAGGCTTTTTATAGTCAATTAAATGGTTATTCTTCCCGGCCTGACTTCAAAAAGATCGATCTTCTTCCCTACTTCCCGGACTATATTTGTCAACTGGATATTCCGCAAATTCCTAAGTCACTCTGCAGCCCGTTTATTGCCTGTATTGTTGCATATAAATTTTATGATGCCAAAGAAATTCACCTGTTCGGGGTTGATTTAATCAATCATCCTAATATAGATACGGGAATGTGCAAGAGGATAAAAGTTCACTTCAAAAACCTGAAAATTGCCCTTCGGAAAAAGGGAAGAAATATAATCGTTCATGGTGACGGTATTCTCAAAAACCTATAACTCTATTATTTCAGATAGCGGTTTATTTTCAATTTAGATTTATGTTTGTCCTCAACTTAAGCTTTAAAAGCAAATCCAAGATCATGAACCTATGAATCTATAATGGAAAGTCCCGCAGTTCTTAAGATTTACGGCGATATCGGTGAACCCGATAAAATGATGGAAATGTTCGGTATGACAGATGATACCGTTTCATCAAAGGTCGTATCTGACTGGCTCGATGAACACCAAGACGCCAAAGAAATCACAGTAAAGATCAATTCCCGGGGCGGTGACGTTCAGGAAGGATGGGCCATTTATGATCTCCTTACCAATTCAGGTAAAAAAATCACAACTATTGGCGTTGGAAAGGTTTATTCAATAGCTACTATCATATTTCTGGCCGGGAAAGACCGGGAAATGATGAAGAACGCTGATGGATTAATTCACAATCCTTATATTCCCCCTTATACTTTGGCCGGGGCCTATGGTTCTGATGATCTGATTTCTATTGCTGAAAGCCTTAAACAGGAAGAAAAGAAGATTTTGGATTTTTACGTTGAGAAAACCGGGCAACCAGAGGACGTTCTTGCCGGGTACATGAAAGAGGACACAAAACTGTCAGCCGAAGATATGGTAAAACTCGGCTTCGCAACAAAAATAATCGAGCCGGTCGTGGCTTTTGCTTATATAAAACCAACTAAATTTTTTAATATGACACCACAGGAAGAAAAAACCTTCATGGATAAGGTGGGTGAAAAGATAACGTCAGCGTTACAAGCCCTTGGCCTTTCCAGACTTCCTTCTAAAGATCAGACGTTAACATCGGCTGACGGGAAGGAGTTGAAACTTGAAAAAGAATCGGGAGACCCGCTAGTCGGGGATAAATGTACTCCTGACGGAACTTTCAAAATGGCTTCGGGCGATACTATTACGGTTGCGGGTGGAGTCATTACTAAGATTGAAAAGGCACAGGTAGCAAAAACTGATCTGGAACTGGCAAATGAGAAGATCGCTGAGTTGCAGTCAAAACTTGATGAGGCCACTACAGCCTTGGCAGCCAAAGGTGATCTGGAAGCTGAAAAGCTTGCCCTGAAAACCAAACAGGATGAGGTAGTCGCTCTCATTGCAGATCTGCAAAGCATGAGAAACGCATGGAAACCGAAGGCCAGAAATAACGGAGGCAATGCTGACGTTGTGGACGGAATAAACCTCTCAAGGGTTCAGGAAGTTCAGGCTAAGTTAAAAAACAAATCCGAAAAAACAGAATAGAATATGTCAGCAATCTTAAATCTCGCAGCATTATCATTCACGGCTGATCAGCTTCGGTCAATGAATGAGTTAATAGTGAAAGCCGTATTGGATGCTCCAATAATGTCGGAATTTCACTCGTTTACAACCGGGATAAAAAATGACCGTGAAATAGGTATCATACCCGGAACTCTGGGCCTTATTGGTAAGGCAGCACAGGGTTGTAACCCCACAGCCGACACGTTATCAATAACGGCAGCGCTTAAGAAGTGGGAACCAAAACGTATTGAAATGATTCTTGACCAGTGCGCAACTGATCTTGAAACTTCAATGCTGAAACTTACCCGGAAACTTGGAATTGAGGTTAATGACCTCACACAGACAGAATACTTCGCTTTCATTCTTGATCTTCTGTCAAGGGATATTCCAAAAATGATCTTCCGTCATGCGTGGTTTGGTGATCAGTCCGCAGCCAATGTTCACGCTTCCCCGTCAGGAGTTATAACAACCGGCGTTGATGTTGATTACTTCAATGTGATCAACGGATTTTTCTATCAGCTTGCAGAAATTTACGCTGCTGATTCCACCAGAAAAACCGCAATATCAGGGAACTCACAGGCTACAAAGGCCCTGCAGTTCAGCGTTCTTACCCCGGCGTTGGCATTTGAAGATGTTAATACCGTTATGGATTCTGCCGACCCAATATTGGTTGCACAGCCTGATAAGGTTCTTCTTATGACCAGATCGGTAAACATGAAACTTCGCAGATATTTACAGTCCAAGGGGATTGTCTATAATATCAACTACGCAACCGGCGGGTTTGAAGTAGGCGAATGGGACGGCGTGAAGGCAATAACCATTCCTCTGTGGGATGAGATAATTCAGGCTTATGAAAACAACGGGACGAAATTAAACAACCCGCACCGTGTAGTCTATACCACAGTTTCCAACCTGAATATCGGTATGGAAGGAACATCACTCTTTGATACCGTAAACGTGTTTTACGACAAAAAGAGCCGTATCAACAGAATTGAAACATCAGATGCTTTCGACGCAAAAGTTCTGATGGATAAGTTGGTACAGGTAGGAATCTAAAAAAATTCAGTATCATGTCTATAGGATGTAACCGAATAGCTGCTGATATCCTGAAAAACTGTGCCAATCTCGTGGCCGGTATTCGGGATGTCGCATATCTTATCAACTATGAAGATGTTGATAAAGATAACTCCGCTTTTGACCCGAGTAATCCGTTGCTGTGCACTCAGTTAGTTCTGAAAACAGCGTCCCCGGTATTATCGGCTTACAAAATCGAAGGGTACAACTTTTCTAATGAGCATAAAACTTCTCTGGTAAAGAAAACCTATCAGAAAGTTTGGGAACATGGCTTTATTTTCCGGGTATTTGACAACACGCCCGAAGTAAAACTGTGGGTTCAACAGGCTGTTGATAGCCGGTTTATGATCATTCAGGAAAACAACTATAACAAACGTCTTACTTCCCCACATGGAAGGACCGTGTTCGAGATACTCGGATGGGACTTTGGTTTAGAGTTGAACGCTGCTGAAAGGGACGCCAATTCAGAAGAACTTCTGGGTGGGTGGCTTTTAACTGCCGGGTGTTCGGAGAAAATGAAAGAATCCATGCCTCCGCTTACCCTCTTTGTTGGAAACTCACTTACTGCCACACGGGCTGCCATTGCAGCCTTATCAACAGCGTGGTAAGGACTAAATAAGAAAGTGCGGGTTAACCCCCGCACTCTTTTTCTTTAAGTATGACACTAATTGAAGAAGTTATTGCTTTCTCCCGGGACTATGTAAATAATGAATCCGCAAGAACCCCGGAACGTAAGAACAAAATCAAATCAGCTTACAGAGAATTAACGGGCGAAACCGTTCGTACAACTTGCTCAACCTGTCTTATAGAATATATTTTTAAAATCAGAAGCAAAATGGAAAAAACACCTTGCCGTTATCAGTTGAAACCCGGAGCCCTCTTACAGGCATTCGGTGACTCTTCAAAAATCTGTACCAATAAAAATATCACAGATGAACTTGCAGAATGGCATTTGAAAAATAATCCCGGCTGTATAAATCTATTTGCAAAAGTACCTGAAAAACCCTGGGAGGCCCCGGCCGATACTAAAATAGTAAAGACCAAAGAAACCGTAACTGACCCGGCAGCCTTAGAGGCTTTAAAATTAGCCGAAAAGGAAGCAATTGAAACGGCCTCACATATTGCCAATACAGGAACGGCCCCGGTAGCAAAGATAGCCCCGGTAAAAACTGAGACTAAGACAGCCAATAAGCAAAAAGTAGCCTCAAAGCCTAAAAAGTAATGCGAGTTTCCGCTACAAAAACAGCCCCAAGAGTTGAGCGGAACCAATATCTCACTGCTAAACACATTAAAGGGTATGGTCAAAACAACGACTACCCGCAAAAGGTTTTGGAGATATTAAACAGTTCCGGGACAGGAAAGACCTGTTATGATATTTATATTAAGTTTGTTGAAGGGGCTGGCTTTACTGATCAGGCATTTTCCGATAATGTTGTCAATGAACGGGGCGAAAGAACGAGTAGCCTTCTCAGGAAATTTACAAAAGACCTTAAGAACTTCAACGGCTTTGCCTGTCTTGTAAAGTATAACGGCCTTGCAATGCCTTCCGAGTATTATAATATTCCATTCGAACATTGCCGTATTGAAATAGATGGTAAAAAGGAATATACCGGGAGGGTTGCTATTCATCCGGATTGGACGGGATATACCGGGTTGACGTTTAAGCTCAATGACGTTAAATTTATCAATCGATTTAATCCCGCAACCGCACTTCAGGAAATGATTGAAGCCGGGGGGCCGGAAAAATATCTTGGTCAGGTATTCTATTTTACTGCAGATGGTGACTTTGAATATCCTACTTGCCCGTTTGACCCCATCATAACTGATATGCTGACCGAAGATTCCGTTGCAACGGTCAAACACCGTAACGCAAAATATAACTTTCTCCCCGGGGGAATACTTGTAAGAAAAGGTATAAAACCTGTACTTACTAAAAATGGGGAAATTGATATGGATGACCCATACAACCGGGAACAGGCCGATAGTGCAGAGGAAATAAGACGTATGCAGGGAGATGAAAACGCCTGTAAAATATGGACTGTTGATATTGACGCCCAAGAAGAAATGCCTGAATGGATTCCTTTTGATTCAAAGAATTATGATCAGTCATACAGATATACTGAGAGTTCAGTTCAGGAAAATATCGGTAAGATGTTTATTATTCCCCCAATTTTACGGGGCGTTGACGTTGGGGCCGGGTTCGGTGCAGACCTTATGAATAACGCCTATGACTTCATGAACTCAGTTACCGATAATGAGAGGCAAATGCTTAAGACGGCTTTTCGTGATCTGTTTCAGTTTTACATAATTGCCTTCGCTGATTTTACTGTTAAGCCCCTGACATATTTTGTAACCGCAACTCAATCACAACCCGCTTTACCATGATACCACTTGTAACCTTGGCTGACTTAAATAATTACAAATATGTTGCCGACTCTGTAAGGAATGCAGCGACTTGGCCACAATTTGTATCAGAAGCCCAGTTACTTGATGTAAAACTCTGGCTTGGTGATAACTTACTTTATGAAATAGTAACTCAATTATCTTCAAGTCCTGAAAGCCTAAGTGATAAGAATAAGCTTATTTTAGACGGGGGAACTTATACCCATCAGACAAAAACTTTCATATTTCAGGGCCTTAAGGCTGCCATTATTTATTATGCTTTCGCAAGGTTTACAAATAGAACACCATATAATTATACGGCTGCCGGGATAGTAATAAAAGACAGCGATCTTTCAACTCCGGTAAGTGATAAAATTGTTCAGCGTTTACATGATGAGGCCCGGCTTACGGCCGAAGCTATCCGGGATGAACTGGTATTGTATTTGAATCGTAATTATAAAGACTATCCTCTATGGCAATGTATCGGGAGAAGAATGCCTGGGAGACAGTCAACATTTAGAGTTGTAGGTGAATAATTAAATTTTAAAGCCATGATAACAAGTCCTGCCGGTAATATTTTAAGGGAGCTTCCCTGTGATGTGTCATTGAAAGATTATGAAAATGATGATGCCTTTTTCATCAGGTCGGCTAATGGGGGTGATATTTGTTATTTACCTGCGGGTAATCAACCCGGGGAAGAAATAACAAAAACAATAGACGCCTCTGCCTATTTCAATGACCCTGTTCAATGTATAAAAATATTAAAAACAGGAACCACAGCAACCGGAATTTATGTTGGATGGGGGGTATAAAAAATGAGCATGAGAGTTGGAATCGGGAAAATGATTATAGGTCAAGGCTTGACAGGTAATTACCTTTCGCAAAAAGCGATAAATAATTCCTTTTTGTTCTATGCTTCTGATAATAAAAGCCTTTTAAATAAAGTTTCTTCAACTCATCTTCCGAATCAAGTAACCGGGAAAACAGATTTTCTAACAGTCACAGGACTTGGATTAAATGCTCGTTATAGAACGCCAAATACGGTGCCATACAAAACAGCAGACAGCGATAATGTCTTCTGGAAAACAGACACGAGTGAAAGTACTTGTGATGGTAATAGGTTAATCGCTTATGACTTTTCCCGAATACTCGTCAAATATTTAAACGCTTCCCCTTACACTATCTTAGCTATTGCAATACTGAAACCCAATGTAGTGGTAACGAATGCAATGAGGGACTTCTTTGATTTATCTGTTTGGTGGAATAATACTTTGAGTTTTCATGGCAGCACAAAAACCAATAGGGTTACAGGTCAGTCAGTTTGGACTTCAGAATTAATTGCACCCGCAATACCTACTGGATTAACCGCCACATTAATTTCAGGTGGCGTTAAATGGGATTGGACGACAGGGGATGTTGCTGCACAAACAGAATTATGGTGTAGAAATGACTCTGGAACATCAGCACTTGCATATACCATAAATGCAGGAGTTGTAACAAAAAGTGAAACAACTGATCCCGTTGATTTAAGATACTGCAAAGCAAGATCATTAAAGAATGGTAATTATTCAGAATTTACAAGTGAGGTATCAATAGCTATGCTTGGGGCTGAAATGATTCCTGGTACTTGGGCTGACGTTAATCATGCTTGGTGGGCTTTGTATTGGCAGAAAGGATGGTCAGCAGATGGCACTAAGTTATTATGTAATGGGTCAAGTGGGTATATCGGTATGGAGTGGTTTTGGCTTAACACTAAAAAATATAAAATTGTAGTACATACAACTGGAACAGGGGATATATATATAGATGGCAGTGAAGCAGTTTCTCCTATACATGCAACTAATTTAGTAACGACAAAATATTATACTGTTACTGCTCAATATACTATGACTATTTTTTCTTATACTTTTAATGGGACAATAACATCATTATCAATTAAAAATGTTTTGATGCCATGATAACTCCAATAACAGAAGGTATGACTCCTGCGGAGTTTATTACGGCAATGAATAATAATTTCAATGCTATAAAATATTCTGCAACTTCATTGATTACAATAGCAGGAAGTTCTAGTATTACTACTATCAGTGGTAATTTTTCAACAATATTAGGAGAAACAACTTCTCCTCTAAGTATGAGTTCAATTACAGGAGGACTAAAAGGCTCTGATTTTGCAGGGAAAATAAATGCAAATTTTGCAAGATATTCTGGTGCTAATATGACTTACTCGGTAGGTTCAGGAAAGAATTATACTACTATAAATGCAGCGATTACAAGAGCAATTTCAGGTAATAATATTATTATAGATGAAGGAACATTTGATGAACATCTTGACCTTACAACTAAAAGACTTAACCTGATTGGTTCTGGAACAAGGGACACGATTCTATATTACCACGAACTTGACAATCCTGCAACCATTTTTCATACAGTAGATATTGCTACAAATTCAACATTTTCAAATCTTGTTTTCCAAAAAAATAATGATAATACTAATGGGGCAAAAGAAATACTTCATATTTCTGCTTGTAGTCCTATTTTTGATAATTGCAAGGTAGCAAGTACATTCTTTGATTCCGTTTCGGGAGATATTCCAACCTATCCAATGTTAATAGAAAACGGTTCAGTAGTAACATTTACCAATTCTACATTGGATTGTGTAAGTTGGGCTATTGAAGCTACAAATTATCACTCAAGTAACATAAAGTTAAAAGATACATCTATATTTAACTTTCAAGGAGATAAGTTTCTGGCTCAGTTAGTAGCAGAGGATGATTCTGTGAGTAATATAAATGTTGATTATTACTGGACAGGTGACTACACTCATGGAATACAGGGATGGGACAATTCTATTATAAATTTAAAGATTAATATTCAGCACAAAGTCTTTAACAGAGATACAGGCGAATCGTTAGATGTAGGACAATGGAGAGGGGATATTGCTGAATTAAATGATAGTTGTCAGTTTAATATTACCGGGGCATGGGATGGGATTAAGACAAGTTTAGATAATGCAGGAAAAGAGAATATTGATATGGCAGGGGATTTTGCAGGAAGCATTATTATTAAAGGTCTTCATGTTAAGGTTTATGCCAAAGACTTGTATTGTCCATATGGACAACCATATTTTGATGCTTATTTATACAATGCGCATGGAGTTGCTAATACTACGAAGGTCATATTAGATCATTGTTATCTTTTGTTTGATGAGAATATAGCACTCATTCCGGGAGGACATATTATTGAGGATGATCAGGGCGCAGAATGGGAAATAATAAATGAAAGTCAACTTATATGGCCGGGGGATGATGGGGTTTGGGGTGATAG